GGGTTCTTGGCTTTCCAGCCGAAGTTGACCCCGCGCACTTTGTACTTCTGCTCGGTCAATCTGTCAAGGATGCCGTAGCCCAGCCCACCCTCGTCGATCACGGTCAGGGCAGGGCGGTACTCCTCGATGGCGTCGATGACGTGGCCCACGGTGGTCATGGTGTCGTCACCCCGGAACCGCTTGATCGCCACGATGTCCCGGCCTTGGCGCACGGCGATCACGGTGCTGTCCATGCCGCCCCGGGCCGGGTCAACGCCGATGATGATGGGCGCGGTCATGTCTTTGTGCAGCGCCCGTTTCATGGCGTCATCAACAAGGTGCGGTGCGATGAACTGGTCTTGGCCCGACTTGGGGAAGTCCCCATAGACCTCGACCCGGGCCTCGTCCGAGTCCTCACCGTACTCGTTGATGATCTGCTGGTAGATGGTCTTGTCGGTGCCCTCGACCGTGCGGGCGTCGATCTTCTCGCTCTCCCAGAACTCCCGCTTGCTGCCGTCCACGGCCTCATAGAAGTACCCGGTGTTGCGCCGTCCGTTGCTGAACGCCAGCCAGTACCGGTCCAAAATGTTCTCGGTAAAGAAGCCCGCAGCCACGGACCAGATGCTGTCTGGAATACCGCTGGCCTCGTCGAAGATCACCATCATGCCGTCCATGTTGTGCACACCGGCATAGGCGTCTGGGTTCTCCTCGCTCCACAGTTTGCCCTCGGCACCCCAGTACCGGGTGCCTTTGCGCAGGTCACGCTCGACCAGTTCAGTCAACCAGTTGGCCGGGTTCAGGCTCGTGGCCGTGGGTTCCCACCAGTGGGCGTTGATCGCCATCGTGACCCACTTGGTCAACTCACCCCATGTGACTTTGCGCAACTGGTTCTCGCTGTTGGCCGACACGATGACAGATGACCCGATCCGAGTGGTCAGCATCCACAGGATCAGCCACGACACGAGGGCAGACTTACCCACCCCTCGGCCAGAGGACACAGCCCTGCGCAGCGCGTCGATCAACTCGTCGTTGCTCTGCTTGCCCCGGTTCTCTTTGATGAAGTCCCGTATCCTGCGCAGGGCTCTGCGCTGCCATGTGCGCGGGGCTTTGAAGTGTTCGAGTGGGGTGTTCTTCTGCCCCCAAGGGAATGCGAACAGCACAAACGCCTCGGGGTCATCCTTCAGAGCAGGACTCCAAAGCTGCGACATGAGCGTCTGCTCATCTTCTGGGCTGTACCGGGGTTTCTGCATCAATGTTCCTTCAGTTCGCCGGTTTCGTACTTCTCACGGCCATCAAGTGAATTGTGGATCAACACATCATGGTCCTCGTCGTACTCGGGGTGGCACCAGCATTCCCGACCCTCGACGATGTGGTCGCGCAAGTCGTTGATTGGATAGACGTGGGTCATTAGGTGGTCTTTGCGCGGATGGCCTGATCTACACGTTTTGCAAGACCACGGTCAGCGCCAAGAAGTGCGATTCCCGCCCTGTACGCACACGCTTCACGCTCGGCAGCAATCTCATGCTGCATGTACTCCAGCGTCACCGTACCGTACTGTGTAGGCTGGTTCTCTGGATCGATAAATAGCTGCAACACGCCACGATCAATCATCAGTCGTTCTCCAGTCTTGAGGTTACGTCAATCACCTCACCCTCGATCACCCGGGCTTGGGCCTGCGCCAGCGCCTCAGTGATGGAGATGGTGCCGCCGAGTTCAACTTGTTTGATCTCGCCGTAGCGTTTCTTGTTGTGTGCGCTCATGAGCCACTTGCGCGTGTCGATGCGCAGCTTGTCCCTGTTCACCGTGTCGTTCGAGTTGGCGTCGATCGCCTCGACCCCATCCGCAATTTCCAGAATCTCCCCGGCAAGAAACTCAGTGCGCATCTCCTGCGCTTCCTTGAACCGTTCATGGCGGGTGGCATCCCGCTTGACCCAGCGCAGGAAGTCCTCATACGAGATGGCCCTGTGGTCATCCTCAATCAGCGATTGCAGGGACCGGCCACGGTAGATGTCTTCCACGACTCTCTCGAAGATTTGCTCATATTCGACATGCAGCAACGCCCTTGCCTCCTTCGAGGTTCTGAGGGGTTCTGGGTCAGGCACGGACAGCCAGTTGGGCAGTTGATTCTCACTGGCGACAGCCGTGCCTACAAACGAGGTGTTCTCTTGTTTCATAGTGCCCTCAGTGTACTACGGGATTTTCACGGTGTCTATGGAACCCACTGGGTTTCTGATTTTTGAAAAAATTTTCACGGTTTCTGTGATACCGCCCGGCCAACAGCCCACCTCGCTCCGGCCCTCACCCGCCCCCATCGAACCGCTGGCACGATTTATGCTTTGCGCCGCGCCGCCGCGCCGCGGACCGATCGCCCAGCGCCGCCGCATCACCGCGCCGCCCAGGATATCGCAGCCCAGCGGGTCCAGATTATCCGCGGATCCTGGCGCTAATCGATCACCCAGGATAATCGGATCCCCTGGGTTTACGGGTCCAGGGACTGGATCACCCAGCGGGTTAAAGGAACCCAGGGGATCTAGGGAAATCCTGGCGACTGGATCACCCAGCGGGTTAAAACGGGGGTTTTGGGGGCGATTGTGACAAGTCGCCCTTTCGCGCAGGCAAGGCGAAAGAATATAACTTTTTCCACTGGGTCATTTAATCTGAAAATCCCGAAACCTTACCCCAGCGATAAAAGGAACAATTGTCACCACCCCCAAAAAGAACCCCTGAAGCATCACCCAGCGGGTTAGGGTTTATCCTGATGCAAATATTTTGTCGTACCTGTTGACAATCTAACCCGCTGGGTTATAATTACATCACCGGAACAAATCCGGCACACTGTAACCCGTAACCTGTAACCCCGAAAGGACCTGATCATGAACAAATCCGAAACCCGCGAAGTCGCCAAGATCGCCCAATACCACGCCGCAGGCCTGGGCGCTGATTTTGTCGCCCGCGCTCTGTCTTCCCTGATCCGCGCCGCCCGTACAAATAAGAGCGCCGCCGCGCTGCAGGATATCGCCGCTGATTTTGGCGTCACCGATCACCCTGAATTCATTTGCTGATCTAACCCAGGGGGCGCGAAGCCCCCGCCCTGTAACCCGTAACCCTGAAAGAACCTGATCATGAATAAGCACCAATTGACGTACATCGATATGTACCCCGCCCCTGTCGATCGTGAACCGTCCGCCCTGGCGATCTGGGCAGGCGCTGCCCTGGCGCTGATCGCCCTGTACCTGATCACCCTGTTTTTGTTCACCCTGTAACCCGTAACCCTGAAAGAACCTGATCATGAAAACTGAAAACCCCGTTATCCTGTCCGCCCTTGTCGATCGCCTTGCTGCGATCAAAGCCCAATTGGCGGATCTGTCCGCGGAAGAGAAAACCCTGAAGGGTGAATTGATCGCTGCGGATCTGCCCACGATCGAAGGAACCGCGCACCGTGTCGCTGTTTCGTTCTGCCCTGGACGTGAAACGATCGATTGGCAAGCTGTCGCCGCTAAATTTAACCCGTCCCGCCAATTGATAACCGCGCACACTGCCCAGGGCGCGCCGTTTCATACTGTCCGCGTGTCCGCCAGGAAAGGGGTGAAATCATGATCGACGCTAAATTTATGCGGGATCACTTTACCCTGGTGACGATCACCGATAACCCCGCGCCTGCTGGGGTCCGCCTGGATCCTGAAGACCTGCGGGAAATCCTGGACGCCGTTAAATCTGGCGCTGCCCGCCTGCGGGGTCCGCGCTGCGAGTTTTCCGATAAACGCGCCGCCGCGTCACTGACTTTCGCCGCCGCCCTGATCACTGAAGCCCTTGAAAGGACCGAATAATGCCCGCCTATCATTTTGTCGCCGTGTCTGCTAATCGTAAAACCGGAAAAATCCCCGTCACTTATTCTGAGCGGGACACCTGCCCGCCGTCCTGCCCGCATTATCGGGCGGACTGTTACGCGGAAGATTATTACACCCGGATGACCTGGGACAAGGTTCCCGCCCGCGGGGGATCCCTGGCGGATCTGTGCGCATCGATCGCCGCCCTGCCCGCTGGGTCCCTGTGGCGTCACAATGTAGCGGGCGATCTGCCCGGATCTGGGGAAGACCTGGACCCCGCCGCCCTGGGCGATATCGTCCGCGCCAATATTGGGCGGAAGGGTTTCACGTACACCCACAAAAAAACCGCTGACGCCCTGTACTGGGCAGGGCAGGCGACAAGCTGGGGTTTCACCGTGAACCTGTCCGCGGATGACGCGGGCGAAGCTGACGCCCTGGCGGACGTGTCTGATTGTCCGATCACCTGTATTGTCCCGATCGATACCCCGCCCAAAACCTATACACCGGACGGGCGCGTGATCATTGTCTGCCCTGCCCAGGTCCGGGACGATATCACCTGTCAATCCTGCGGACTGTGTGCGATCGCTGATCGCGCCGTGATCATTGGGTTTCGCGCACACGGAACCCGCGCCGCGGTTACTGACGCGAAAGCCCGCCGCGTGATCCCGATCGTGAAAGGATGAAATCATGCCCAAAAAATTGATCTTTAACATGATCCGGGCTAATGACGTCCGCGAAGCTGTCCAGTATTACCCGATCGTTTTTCTGCGGGGGTCCAGGTCCTGGCGGTTAGCCTTGCACCGTGAACCCGTCCTGGCGGGAAAGGGTGATTGGATTGTTTCGGACCCTGTGGGCGGTCACCGGGTTTGCCGGGTCACCGCGTCATTTAAAGGGGTCCCCGTATCGTCCAGGGACCTGCCCGTAAATCATGCCCGCGCCGCTGCCCTTATCGATCTGGATCTGACTGTTGACCGTATCGGCCTGGATCGTTTCGCCGCCGTCCTGGACGCCGCCCAAAACCCGAAACCCTGAAAGGATGAAATCATGCCCCTGGATCTAATGAAGCTGCCCGCCCCTGAAGCTGAAGCCCTGGCTTATGCTGAAGGGTTCACAAATACCGCGCACCTGTTCGCCAGGATCGCGGATCTACAAAAAGCCCTGGGCGAAGCCGTGAACGAAATCGAACAATTGAAAACGGATCTTTACGCCGCCCAGTATGAGCGGGCATATCCCCGGGGGGATGAATGATCACTTTTTCGATTGTCGTTTCACTCATTTTCGCCGCCGTCCGCGCCTTGCTGCTGCTGATCGCGTCACTTATCAAGCCGTAACCCGAACCCGTCCCCCAGGTGATCCCTGGGGGCTTTTTTGACCCTGAAAGAATCCGATCATGAACGATACACCCGCCCCCGCCGCCCTGCCCAGCTTCGCCCAGGATCTGGGGGCGCTGATCACCCGCCGCGGACTGGATGAACCCCGCGCCGCGGGTCTGCTGGGGGTTCCTGTCTTCACCCTGCGGAAGTGGATCGCCGGGACCCGCGCACCGTCCGCCGCCGCCGTCCGCCTGCTGGACGTCCTGGGAACCCTGGACGCGATCGCCCCCGCGCTGCTGGACGCGCTGACGCCCGCCGCCGCGCCCGCCGCCCCCAAGCGGCCCCGGGGACGACCAAGTGTCAAAATAGACTAAGGCTCCCAACTAACCATCGGGCCTTTGGTTTTAAGGCATCGAACTAACCGTCAAGCCCTTGGTTTTAAGGCTCCCAACCAGCCGTCAAGACCACTTTTTAAGGAATCGAACCATGAACCCTTTTGCACATTTCCAAGCCCTGTACGGCCACCTCGAACTGTCCGAAGATGACGCAGCCCTGCACCTGTTCCTGTCGGGCTGGAACACGGCCATGACCGAGATGATGCAGCGCGTGAACGCCATGCCCTTCGGTAACGATACCCGGGCCAGCTTCGCCGTGTATTTCCAGTCCCAGATGGTCGATGTCAGTGAGATTGAAAAATGAAGCCCTGCACCGACTGCAAGCGTGACCGACTGCCCGAGGGTGGGGTGCAGATGTCACCGACCCGGTGGATTTGTGCCCAGTGTTGGCGAAAATTCTTTACCAGCTAGGTAAACAAAAAAGGGGACCAGCGGTCCCCTTGTCATTCGTCCATGTCCGGGGTGTACCCCTTGACCAGCTTACGATCGTACCCCTTGGCCGTGGCGTGGCGGTAGATGTAGTCAGCGTGGCGCTGCTTGGCCTTGATGACCGTCTGCCGGTAATCCTTGAACATCTCAGGCAGCGTGGGGTTGATGGCCCATGTGACCTTTTTCTTGTGCAGTTCACTCTCGATCTGCACCGCCCAGCCAGCCTGCTCGATGACCAGCATGGCGTCCATAATCGCCTGATCCTTCTGCCAGTCGGTCTTGCCCTCCAGTGGCCTGCGGGCCGACCGTTTGAGGCTGCGCAGGTCAATGGTGTGCACCTCGCCGCTGATCTGCACAATGTAGTCAATTACCCACTGATCAAACGTGTCGGTGATGACCCCGCCCACCTCGCCCAAGGCGTAGCGGTAGGCCGGGATGATGTACCCGCGCACCAGACTGACCACCCTGTGGACAACATCGACTGACACCACGGGGTTGAAGGGCGACTCGATGACGTGGAACATGAGAATCAGACGGCCAGCTAAACCTTCCAACTTGCCGAAAGCCGTCATGTACTCTGTGCCGCTGTCCAGCACCCGCTCGTCCTGCTTAGCCGACTCATACCACTGCTGGAATTCCCTGAAGGCTGTGTACGCTTCTGTGGATAACTGGTACGTCTGCACGGGCAGCGCGTAGGTCAGGCGCAGGGTGTTCTCCCATGCCCCGGCGCTGCTCATGTAGTCGGGGATGGGCTGGCCCAGCTTGGTCTTGCTTCCGCGCAAGATAGCGGGGATGAACCGTTGCAACAGGCCGTCAGCCGACAGCGCGGCCAAATTGGCCTTGAACACTTGGGGCTGGATGTTGCCGTAGATTGACACAGCAAGGTTCTCGGCATAAATCGACCCAGCGCCCACTCGGTCCATCTCGTAGTGTTCTGACTCGTAACTGACAACCCACGCTGACCGGTCCTCGCCGCTGCTCTTGTCTGTCAGCTTGCGCACCCAACTGTTCATCTCATCGAGGTAGCACAGCAGGCCACGGGGCCGGTCTGCCGCTTGGCGCACCAGCTTCTGACTGGTGATGTCGCTGACTGTGATTTTGAGCGGCACCGGCTGCGTTGACAAGTCGGGCACAAGCGGTGCCTGATCGCCGCCCAGCATGGCCTCGGTCGACGATGACCACTCTAGGAATGCCTTCTTGGCGCTGGCGTGTTGGGCCTCTTTGCCCTCCCAGTCGAGCAGTTCCTTGCCGTAGCGGGGCCGGTCCTCGGCCTCGATGTTCTTCAATGGCGACAGCATGGGCCGCGATCCGGGTGACTTCTTGTCCGCTGGGTCGCCCAAAGTCATGAGCCACAGCACCGGGGGCACCTTGAACCCCGGCATGAGTTCCAGCCGTGTGCGGGCGTCAATCACCCCGCAGACAGCGGCCAACCCAGCGAACAAAGGGACCAAAGGGTCACAGCCCACGCTTTCTGAAATCTCAGTGGATCGGGTCTTGAGGATGCTGGGCCACAGGGACAGGTCCATCTCGGGTGGCTTGGGCCGCAGGCCGTCCATCACGCTCAATGGCTCCATCACGGGGATGTCGATCTTGCTGAACAACTCGGACGCATCGGGCATGGGTCGCTGCCACCCGTGCTGCTTGGCAATATGGAACAGTGTCCCCAACTTGACAGCGGTGGCCTTGTCAGTCTTGAAGCTGATCCACTGCGTCAGAATCTCACGCTCACCGGGGTACTTTGTCTGTGCGGTAGCACTCCATTCGTTCCACAGTGCCAGCGCCTGCTCAAGCTGATCGGTCTGAGTGCCCGCCCAGTGCAGTGCCATGCCGATGTTCACCCACTCGTCGCGGGTGCAGTCGGCAGGTACAGCATCAAGGGCTTGCCTGATCTCTTCCCACGAGGCGTCAACCGTGCCGTCTGTGGCGATGGTGCGTTCTTTGTCCTGCGCCAGCATCCCACTCCACAGGTCCAGCAGGGCTTGGGGGATGACGGGCATCCGGGTCCAGTGGCCGTGGCCCGCCCAGTGGTAGGGCTGGCGTGTCTCGGGGTGGATTGACGGGGGCAGCACGTCTTGCACCGTGAGGCCGCTGACCGTGGCGCAGCGCAACTCGTAGGCCGTGATGCCACTGTGCATGATCTTCTTTGAGGGCAGCGCCGCGCCGAAGGGCATTGCGTACAGCAGCTTGCCGTGCCCGGGCTTGCCCGAGTTGATCACCACGGCATCAGGCGCATCGTATAGGGCTTGCAGGTCGATGCCGTGCTCGGCCAGCAGACTGGTGGTCACGGTCCAGTTGTCGATGTCAAGGGCCATCGTGCCGCTGTACGCATGGGCCAAGCCGATGCCGTAGCCTTGCGGCAGATCGCCTTGGGCCTTGAGGGCGTTCTGTTTGAGGTTCCAACCCGGGGTGCGCGGCCCCTTGGTGTTGGCTGGGATGGGGACAAGTGACCAGCCGTGTCTGATGTAGGCATCAACAGACGCTGGATGTGATTGCACAGTCTGTGGTGCTGTCATAGAATAATCCCGTTGGTGATTGCAGTTGCCGACACTTTGTTCATTGAGCTTCTCCTTCAAAGCCTCGGTCTAACCACCGGGGCTTTTTCTTTTCCAAAAATAATTTCAAACCAGTTGCACAATCGTATCACAGTGGTGTACACTTGCGCCATCGGTCAAGGAAATTATTTATGACATCACCCAAATCCAAATCAGCGTTCATGACTGTCCGAGTGACAGACAAGACGCGCACCAAGTTTCATGAGAAAGCACGGAAGATCGGAACACCGAGCGAAGTGCACCGTGAAATCGTCGAGGCGTTCGTAGAAGACCGCCTCACAATTCAACCCCCCGTAAACCGTAACCCTCTGGAGAAACTTTATGTCACTCGAACTCAAGATTGAAGCCCTGACTGCCGCTGTCACTGCCCTGACCGCACAACTGCAATCCGGCAATGTAGCAGCACCCGCACCTGTTGCACCAGCACCGGCCCCTGTGGTACAAGCTGCCCCCGTTGCTGCTGCTCCTGCTCCTGTTGCAGCACCTGCTCCTGTGGTCGCTGCTCCGACCATGCCAGCGCCTCCCACCTTCGCAGCCCCTGTGGCCGCACCCGCTACCACTGGCGCACCGTTCACTGACCCCAAGGGCTTGATCGACTACGTGATGGGTGCCTACAAGGCTCTTGGCCCACAAAAGGGTGCTTTGATTCAAGGCGTCTTGACTGGTCTGGGCTACCAGAACATCAACGATGTCAAGCCCGAGCACTATGCTGCACTGCACACTGGCGTTGAAGCCCTGAAAGGTTGATCATGAAGAAACTCGTCATTCTTGCTGCAATTGTTGCTGCTTTGACGGGTTGCTCAAAGGATGCTGACGTGGCATCCCGCAACCTGTCCAATGCCGCCGACATGTTTGAAATCAATCGCCGTGTGGTCTTCTACAACGGCATCAATGGTGAGTACATGTTGACCGTTGAAGGACTTTGCTCTCTTGGGAACAACGACCGAGCCGGTCAACTGTCCATCACATGCAAAGTCGGCCCCACCTCATACAAGAAGCACTTTCTCGGACTGTCCGACAACGTGACTTATTTTGTTGAGCAGCTTGAGGCCAGCAAAGTCAGCGCGTACCACTACCGTGTGATTTTCAAACCGCAGTCAATCATTCCAGATGTTGATTTTCGTGCTGGGGTTGGTAAATGAGCGCCCACGCCATGCTGTCCCCATCGAAGCGCAGCCGCTGGGCCTTGTGCCCCGGCAGCATTCGAGAGGAGGCCAAGTACCCTGACACCGGTAGCGGCCCCGCTGCTGCCGATGGCACACACTCGCACACGCTGCTTGAGCACTGCATCAAGAACGGCTTGTCGGACCCAATGGATCAGGTGGGGGAAACCTTCACAGGTCACGAGGGCACGTTCAAGGTGGACGCTGACCGCGCAGCCCGGGTCAAGTCGGCCATCGAGTACATCCGCAATCGTTCAATGAACGGTTTGTTCCCGGTGATTTCCGAGCAACGTGTGGACCCCGAGTTCCTGCTGGGTCGCAAAGACCTGTCGGGCACCGTGGACTGCCAGATCATCGGCCCTGACTTTCTTGAGTTGATTGACTACAAGGACGGCATGGGTGTGGTGAGTGCCGAGGGCAACATGCAGCTTGAGCAGTACGCCTACGGTGTGCTGGCTGGCTACAAGCTGCCTGTCAACGGCAACTTCCCGTTTGACCGGGTGATCATGACCATCATTCAGCCCAAGCTGGCGCTGAAGGGCATGACGCCGATCACTTCACACGCTGTCACGGTGCGCTCTTTGTTGGACAACGCAGGTACAATCATTGTGCAAGCCGCTGCCACTGACAAACCAGATGCACCGCTTGTACCGGGTGAAAGTCAATGTAAATTCTGTCGTGCGAAAGGCTCTTGCGCCGCGCTGGCAGGTAACGTAATGAAGGAGGTAGGAATCATGTTCCAGCCAGTCGTAACCGAAACACTCGATGTCGCGCAGCAGTCTGCCGATAAAGACCCGGCCCAGATGGACGATGCCCAGATTCGTCAGATCATGGAAGCCGCACCCCTGATGCGCCAACTTCTCGAAGCTGTGGAAAAAGAAGCCATGCGCCGCATGGAGTCAGGCATCTCGATCCCCGGCCTCAAACTGGTTAACGGTCGCGGCTCCCGCGCTTGGGCACTGCCCGAAGCCGAGATGGCCGAGAAGCTGGTCAAGATGGGCATCCCCAAAGGCGCGATTTACGAAACCAAACTCGTCACACCCGCCAAGGCTGAGAAGCTGACGTGGGAGAAGAAAGACGGCACCAAGGTGTCGTTGACCGAGCGTCAACTCAAACGCATGGATCAGGAGTACGTCAGCAAGCTGGCGGGCAAACTGACCGTGGTTCCTGAATCTGATGGCCGTCAGGCTGTCATCATGAATGCTGCACCGATGTTCAGTGCAGTAGAAGCAGCACCCGCTGCCGAATCCCTGCCCTCGTGGCTTTCTTAAACTGGAGTAAATGTAATGTCTGAAATCATCTTTTTATCGAACGTCCGTCTGTCTTTCCCACATCTCGCTGAACCACAGCGCCAGATCAACGAGCAGACCGGCAAAGAACGCATCTCGTACAACTGCGAGTTCATCATGCCCCAAGAGCACCCCGGCTTCCAGCAGTTCATGGCCCGCTACGGTGCCTTGGCACTGGAGAAGTGGAAGGAACACGCTCAAGCTGTCATGGGCATGATCCAGCAGGATCGCAAGACCCGCTGCTTCGGTCGTGGCGAGGAGAAGGTCAACAAGAAGACCTTTCAACCCTACGATGGCTACGCAGGTCATGTGTTCATCACCGCAGGCCGGGACACCGCGCCTCAGATGATCCAAGCCGATGGTCAGCCCATCGACCCCACCAACACGATGGCCTACCAGCAGCTTGCCCGCAAGATGTACGGTGGTTGCCGTGTTAACGCTGCCATCAAGCCTTGGCCGCAGGACAACAAGCATGGCCGTGGCATCCGCTGCGACTTGATCGCTGTCCAGTTTGCTGGTGATGACACAGCCTTCGGTGAAGGCAACGTGGACGCCTCTGGCATGTTTGGTGCTGTGGCTGGCGCTCCCGCTGGCATGTTCGCCCCGGCTGCTGCTGCACCTGCTGCCGCTATGCCTGCCGCACCGTTTGGTGCACCCACGGGCCTGCCTTCGTTCTTCGGCCAGTAATTGAATCGGGGCCACTGCCTCTGGGGGTTCCCGGGGGACCGGCCAGTGGCCCCACCTACACGAGTAACCGTAATGAGTAACGACTATGTATTCGACATCGAAACCTATCCCAACGTGTTCACGCTGGCAGTGGAACACGCAGAAGCACCTCTGCACTGGATGTTCGAGATCAGTGACCTACGCAACGACAGTCGTCAGATCGTTGAGTTCCTCCAGTTCCTCAAGGAAACCGACTCACGCATGGTCGGCTTTAACAACTTGGGGTTCGATTACCCTGTGATCCACACCCTGATCCGCATGGGTCAAAGTGATGCCAACACGCTGTATCAAAAGGCGATGGCAATCATCAACGCACAGGATGAAGATGGTGGCCGCTGGATGCACTCGGTCAAGCCCTCGGACCAGTTCGTCGCACAGATCGACCTGTTCAAGATTCACCACTTCGACAACCGCGCCCGCGCCACCAGCCTCAAGGTGCTGGAGTTCAACATGCGCAGCGACAGCATTGAAGACCTGCCGTTCCCGGTGGGCACCGTGCTGACCCGTGACCAGATCGAAGTGCTCAAGCAGTACAACAAGCACGATGTGGCGCAGACCAAGGCGTTCTACTACCACACGCTTGACATGATCCACTTCCGTGAAGAGCTGACGCGCAAATACGCCCGGGACTTTATGAACCACAACGACACCAAGATCGGCAAAGACTACTTCACCATGAAGTTGGAAGAAGCCGGTGTCGCTTGCTACGACTTCGGCCCGAATGGCCGCACACCCCGGCAGACCAAGCGCCCAGTGATCCACCTCAAAGACGCCATCCTGCCGTGGATCAACTTCGAGCATCCTGAATTTAACCGGGTAATGAACTGGCTCAAGGCTCAGACCATCACCGAAACCAAAGGGGTCTTCACGGACCTCACAGCAACCGTCGATGGCTTCACTTTTGTTTTTGGATTAGGAGGCATTCATGGCTCAATGGAATCGGTTGTGGTCGAATCCGATGACGAGAACGTCATCATTGATTTGGACGTTACCAGCTACTACCCAAACCTTGCAATCACGAACGGCTTCCATCCGGCCCACTTGGGTAAAGAGTTTGTCAGCATCTACAAGCACCTGTTCGAGCAGCGCAAGCAGTACCCCAAGAAGTCCGCAGAAAGTGCGATGCTGAAGCTGGCGCTGAACGGCGTCTACGGTGACAGCAACAACCAGTTCTCGATCTTCTACGACCCGCTGTTCACCATGTCGATCACGCTCAACGGCCAACTGCTGCTGTGCTTGCTGGCCGAGGGGTTGATGCACATCCCCGGGCTGCGCCTGATCCAAGTGAACACGGACGGCTTGACAGTGCGTGTGCCCCGGGCCAACAAGATGCTGGTCGATCTGGCCCGCGCTGCATGGCAGACGCGCACCGGGTTGAACCTTGAAGAAGCCGTCTACAAGGCCATGATGATCCGCGATGTCAACTCGTACATCGGCGTGTTTGAAGACGGCAGCACCAAGCGCAAGGGTGCCTATGAGTACAAGGTCGGCTGGCACCAAAACGCTGGTGGACTGGTGGTGCCCAAGGTGGCCGAAAAGGTGCTGGTTGACGGTGCACCGATCCGCGAGACAGTCGAGCAGTGGCCTGAGATTATGGACTTCATGCTTCGCACCAAAGTGCCCCGCAGCAGCCACCTCGCTATTGAGTGGGACGGTCAGCAGCCCCAGAAGTTGCAGAACATAACCCGTTATATAATAACCAAAAACGGTGGGCGATTGTTCAAATGGATGCCCCCTCTCAAGGGCAAGACCGAGTGGCGCAAGATCGGTGTCGAAAGCGGCTGGGGTGTTCAACCATGCAACAACATTCGTGACGCAGATGGTGTCGAGATCGACTACGACTATTACATCCGCGAAGTGGAAAAACTCGTACTGGGGCTTGTTTGATATGTGGAAAGACGTACTTGATTTTGAAGGCTATGAGGTGTCGTGTGACGGCAGTGTTCGGTCATGGTTACCGGAACGAAACAACGCACCATCTCCGGCACAACCACGGCTATTGAAGTTCATTGTTACGCCCGGTGGATACCGGCAAGTGAACCTGTACGCAAACGGAAAGCGACGAGTGGTGCGGATTTCGGTGCTTGTTGCCGAAACTTTTCATGGTCCGCGCCCTGCGAATGCCGTGTTGCGACACTTGAACGGGAATCGTCAAGACGACAGAGCCGTGAATCTTAAGTGGGGCACCACGCAAGAAAACAATGACGACATGCGACGACACGGAACATGGGCGCATGGTGAACCCATCCACACATCCAAATTGACTGAGCAGGACGTGCAGCACATTCTGCAAAGTGATGAACGAGGTGTTGATCTTGCGAAACGATACGGCGTTACGCCGGGAAACATTTGCCACATTCGCAAAGGGCGAAGCTGGAATCACATTGAGAGGACACAATGAAAGCGCGTGACATTCAAATCGGTGGCGATCACTACAAGAACATGGGCGTCGAGCCTTGGGATGTGGTTGACACATGGCCCATCGAGCAACGCATCGGGTTCTACCGTGGCGGGGCGCTCAAGTACGTGATGCGCATGGGCACCAAAGACGAGAACGCCCAAGAGATTCGCAAGGGTGCTCACTACCTGCAAAAGCTGGCCGAGGTGCTGGAGCAGCGCGACATGGAAATCAAACACGATCTTGATGCGGGGTGCCAAGGTGCTTGAGAGACAAATTGAAGCCAAGGTCTGCGAGTACGCTCGTGACAAGAATGTGCTGGCCTACAAGTTCACCAGCCCTGCCCGCGCCGCTGTACCTGATCGACTGTTCATTGGACCTGATGGGCGCATGTGGTTCTGCGAGTTCAAGCGTGAGGGTCAAGTGCCCACACCTGCGCAGTATCGTGAGCATGACAGGCTGCGCCAGCAGATGGTCAACGTATTCGTGATTGACAACGTGGTCGAGGGTAAGCTGATGATTGACGTGATGGTGATGGGATGCTGACACCTGACCTGCTTCACGACTACCAAAAGAAGGCGGTCAACTTCCAGTCCACGCATCCCAACTCGATGCTGTGGCTGGACATGGGTCTGGGCAAGACCGTGATCACACTGACCACGCTGGCCCACCTGATCCGCACCAGCTTTCTGCGCGGCGTGATCATCGTCGCCCCCATCCGGGTCATCCGGCTGGTGTGGCGTCAAGAGGCGGCTAAGTGGGAGCACACCAAGCACCTCAAATTCAGCATGGTGGCAGGCACCAAGGACCAGCGCACCCGCGCTCTCTTGCGCCCTGCTGACGTGTACATGATCAACTACGAGAACCTCGGCTGGCTTTCTGAAACCTTGCAGACTTACTTCGTCAAGAAGGACCGCCCGATGCCGTTCAACGGAATCATCTGGGACGAGATCAGCAAGATGAAGAACAGCGCCACGAACCGGGTCAAGGCGTTTCGCAAGATCGCTGACCAGTTCGAGTGGACCACGGGCCTCACCGGCACACCGGCCAGCAACGGGTACAAAGACCTGCACGGTCAATTCCTCGTGGTGGACAAGGGTGAACGTCTGGGCACCAGCAAGACAGCGTTTCGCACCCGGTTCTACAAGAAGGCCGGACCCTACAAGGAAGTGCCCTACGAGGACACCGAGGACACCATTAAGAAGCTGATCGGGGACATCACGCTTGAGATGTCAGCCGAGGACTACAACCCGCTGCCTGACCTGATCGTCAACAACATCGAGATCGAGATGCCTGACGAGTTGAGGGCCAAGTACGACAGGCTGGAGAAAGAGTTCTTCATGGTGCTCGACAGCGGCAAGGAGATCGAGGCGTTCAACCAAGCGGCGCTGACCAACAAGTGCTTGCAGTTCTCCAACGGTGCCATGTACCCCATCGCCGGGATGCCGCTGTGGGAGCCGGTGCATGACATGAAGCTGGACGCGCTGGAGGACATCATTGACGAGGCCCAAGGATCACCGATCTTGTGCGCCTATGCGTACCGCAGTGACGCCGAGCGCATCATGACCCGGTTCAAAGACCTGCGGCCCATCAACCTGACCGAGTGCAAGACCGAAGCATCACTGACCAACGCCATGCACCGTTGGAAGACTGGCGATTGCCAACTCATGATCGGCCACCCTGCCAGCATGGGCCACGGCATCGACGGCTTGCAGAAGAACGGCCACATCCTCGTGTGGTATGGCCTCAACTGGTCGCTGGACCTGTACGAGCAGTTCAACGCCCGAGTGCGCCGCCAAGGCCAAGGTGCCCCGGTCATGTGCCACCGCATCTTGATGCAAGACACACTGGATCAAGCGCAGGCACTGGCACTCGATGAAAAAGCATCAACCCAAGCTGGGCTGCGCAACGCAGTCAAACAATATCGTCAATCCAAAGGAGTATGAGTATGAGCACTGAAGCAATTGAACTTTGGCACAAACGTGCCCGCCCAGAACCCACCGCTGCCGACTTCAACGTGCAGCTTGGGTGCCACTTCGAGGAGATCGAGGAGATGATGCGATCCATCGACACCAATGATGAGGAGCTATGGACTGATGTGCGGTTGCACATTTACGCATTGTCGAAGATGCTCAAGATCAACGAACTCAAGGCCACCATCAATGACCGCAACGAGTTTCTTGACAGCATTGCCGATCAAGTGGTCACCGGCATTGGCGCGGCCTACTGCGCAGGCATGAAGGGCGCTGTGGCCTGTGACCGGGTGAACACCAGCAACTGGTCTAAGTTTGACCACAACGGCCAGCCCATTCGTGACGCCAACGGCAAGATCAAAAAGGGTCCAAATTATCAGCCACCAGTGCTTGACGGCCTCTACTGAAAGTGTGATACACTTGTTGCACATCAACCATTGGAGTAACTGTAATGATCCGAGAAACTATTGAATGGGTAAAAGGTGCGTATGCGACACCAAGCGCCGAAACACTGGCACTGCGCGAGTTGGAAGACAGCAAGCGCAGGCTGCTGGAGGCCCAGACAGCGCGTGAATACGCTGACAGCATGTGCAAGTACCGCGAGGCCCAGATCAAGCGCCTGACGGCCTATCTGCACAACGCTACGGAGGCAGCATGACTCAATGCCAACACCGCTGGATACTGACCCCATCACCACACCGCACTCAGTATCACTACCAATGCGCCCGATGTGCCCAAGTGGCATGGGCAACATTGAAAGAAAAGGCCGCGTTGTGAAAATCAAAATCTACACCAAGTCGCAGTGTCCCAATTGCGTCACGGCCAAGGCGCTGCTGAAATCCAAGGGGTTGGTGTACGACGAGTTTGATGCGGAGAACATTCACATCCGCGCAGACATCGAACACAACCATCCACACATCCGACAGATGCCTGCGATCTGGGTCAATGGTCAATATGTCGGTGGATTGGCTGGTCTTCAGGCTGCGCTCAAGCAGATGGGTCTATGAACACATGGCCCTTTCCTCCCCCGGGTGGCCCGGTGCCTTGGACTCCACAGCAGGAGTCCGAGTACCAGCGCCAGCAGCGCAGCCAGCTACCGGAGGCACCATTTTGAGCAGTCTCAACCGTGGGCAGCGGGTCATTGACACCACTGCCGCCATTGTCGAGTTTGGCGAGATCACTGCGATGGAGTTGGCCGAGTATTTGGACATCACCCGGTACGATGCCCACGCCGTGCTGAACCGCATGAACAAGCGCACCAAAGCCGGACTCAAACGCATCTATGTCGTGCGCTACATCGACGACCACGATGGTGCCCGCACCTATCCCCGGGCTGTCTTTGCGATGGGTGACAAGCCTGACGCCAAAAAGCCCAAGGCTGACCAGCTTGCCGTCAAGCGCCGGTACTATGCACGGCTGAAGTCGCGCACCACCATGAACAGCGTGTTCAACCTCGGGATGCACTGGAGAGCAGCATGAGAAAACGCAGCAAGTACAGACCGAAGCCTGTGTTGGTCAACCCACTCGGGTACGTCATTGAGTCCCTGACTCCAGTGACCCGGCACGAGAACTTCCTGTTGGACCTGAAGATCAAGAACAGCGAGTCGATGGTGTCATTGATGCAGGGCCGCGCCACCAAGGCCGACATGGACATTCTGATTGCCATGTCGAACGTCACCGAGGCGCTGCATCAAATGGGGTTTGGCGCAGAATATCAGGATGTTTGTGTCGGTGGCCGTATTGCCATTTTGACCATCATCGAACGTGCCCGCCAGCATGGCCGATTCACACCCACCGGTCCAGAGATTCAGTTGCTCAACTTGCTCATGGAACTGCATGATGCCCAAATGGACGTGATCACCGTGCGCGACATCGAGAAGGCGCTGGCGCTGGTGAAGTTCAAGATTCAATACGACAAAGACACGATCAAATTGGCAAAAGTACCGGAGATGATGACATGAACTGCTGCGACGAATACGGAAACTGCAACCAAGGGCGCGACTGCCCAGTGCGGGTTGCAAGAATCAAACAACGGTACCCAAAACACCCTGATGGAAAATATCAGCCGTATTTGAACCGGCACCTCAAGCGGCTGGCGTATTGGATGCTGATGGCCTTGATCGGCCTGACCGTGTGGCCGGTGCTGGCTTACTTGGTCTTGCGGGCGTAGAACAGGGTGCGGTCACCGAACAGGTAGAACCCAACAGCACCGGCAAAGTTGTCCACGGACTCGCTGTCGATGCTGTTGACCTTGAGGTAAGCCCAAGTGCCCAGCACAACGACCCCGACAGCAGGGCGCATCAAACGCACAGCAGCCTCAACCCACGGGTATGAGGGGTTGGTGCCCCCTGCATCGTTCATCGCCTTGAACATGTTCAGATCGAGTTCGCGCATCTTGACGTACTCGTCCACGTTCACCGGCTTGTAGCTGTCGGTCTGGATGAACCTGCCGATCAGGGATTTGCCCAAGTCAACGGCCAGCGGGCCAAGGGCTGCGAGGATGGTCAACGGGTCCATTATGGGTACTCCTTTTTGGGCAACTGCCAGTGCGGTCCGTCTCTCATTTTCCAGTTGCCGCCCCATTCGATTGGCACACCGACCAGCTTGGACGCCTCTTGCATGGCGGTATTGATCTTGTGGTACAGCGGCCACGACCAGTCAACTTGATCGTCAACCCATGCGCCCAGATCGACGGCTTTGGCAAACCCATCGGCACCCGGAATGTGGCGCGAGTTCATGGTCTGACTGGCTCCCGACTCCACCAGCTTCTTTTGGCGAACCGCATCGCGGACACCTTCAAGCACGGTGAAGTCCACGGTAGTCAGTTGAATGGCCTTTTCGACCACCTTGACCAGATCGGGGTGAACACCCTTGAGTCGCGCTTTAGATCGGACACCAAGGCTGTACATCTCAATGACCCTTGAGCCAACTTAGGGCAAACCCTATGGCGCTGGAGACAAATGAAACAAAGGCCATCCCGGCCCAGAAGCCGCCGCGCCCTTGGTTGGCAAGGGCCACCAGCTTTTCGACGTTGGCTTCCATCTTGTCCATTTTGTTGGACATTTCATCGAAGCGGCGCTCGTAATTCTGAACGCGCTCCCACAAAACTCCGTATTTCACTGGGTCAATCTCGGCACTCTCGAAAGCCATCTCTTGTTACTCCATTGCCAACGGCTCAAAGCTGATAAGCGAATTTTGGACTTCACTGGCAGGGGCCAGCATGTTTACGGCAGCAGGGGTGCGCAACGCTTTGGATGCGGCTTTGCCTGTTTTTTTGAAAGGATCGGCCAACTTTTGACCCTTGGCTTGACGGGCCATTGCCTTCTCAAGCGCAACAGCAGCGGCAGCAGGGTCCAGCATCTCAGCGGCCAACTCGATTGCCAGCTTTTGATCCAGCTTGCCTTGCATCCGGCGCAGCAGATCGTTGGCGACCGTGGTGACGTTGTTGATGAAGTTGGGAGCGCGGACGCTGCCCATGACCTCGGTGCCCATCAGGGTCACGTCAGGACCAGCGCCCCGGGCGGCAGCGGCTTGAGTCTCGGCTTGACGAGCACGGGCCAGATCGGCGCGGACATCATCGACGATCTTCAGTTGCTCGGGGGTCAACACTTCAGACAGGTTTTGGAACCGCGATTCACCCGTGGCCCGCTTGATGGTGCCCGGGGCGTTTTCCAATGCACCAGCGTACCCTGCGGCCCGCAGGCGGGCGGTTTCCTCACCCAGCGCAGGCTTGAGTTTGCCTTCAAGGAACTGGCCGACTTCCATCTGGTTGATCGGCTTGCTCTGGGCGGCAAAGGTTTCCCGGGCCGTGCGATAGGACGGGGCTTTGCTCTCGGCCCAGTTCAGGAACTGAGCGCGGGTTCTGCCAATCGCCTTCGCTTCAGCCGAGCCGATGCCGAATGTGGCTGGGTCTTTAATCAGGTCGTCAAACGCCATCTTCATTGCGTGAAGGCTGCTGCCCGGATACTTAGCCACTTCGCCCGGGATCACTGTCTGACCCATCGGACGACCAGCTTCATCGACGATGCTGGACGGCACAACCTGTGAGGGTCGATTCTGACCGATCTGGAATGGCTGACCCTTCTCAGCGGCCAAGTCGCTGGCGCGGGCCAACACTTTGTCCATCGAGGGGCGACTGAGTAGCGACGAGAATGTGTCATCAGCCACCACCATCGCATTGTCGGAAATGCCATACAACTCCTTGGCCGTGGCGCTTCGAGCAGCCTCGGCGGCTTTGAGTTCTGCGGGTGTCTTGCCGACCTGTTGCACAGCGGCAAGCTGCGCAGCCTTTTGAGCCTCGGCCCGCTCATAAAACGGGGTCGGGGTGGTGCGGGCAGCAGAGTCGCCCATTGCCGAGAACCGGGTGGCTCCCACGGGTGCGGCGGCTTGCGCAGCAGTTGGGCGGCTTCCGGGCACGATCTCGGTTTGACCACGCAGGGCATTGACGATCTCAGGACCACGACCTTCAGCGGCTGTCAGGTACGCTGCCGACTTTGGGTCGAGTGCGTTGTAAACAGCACCCACACCCTTTGCGGCCAGCTTGATGGGCTGCTCGATGATGGGCGCGATGGGGCGCATTGGGTTAATGGCAGCACCGGTCCGCGAAAGCGCAGCGCCGGTCTGCGTGGCACCCAGCTTGGTCGCGGCAGCACCGCCCCCAGTCAGCAGGGTGGACAGATCAGCAGCAGCGCCCACTGGGTCTTCGGCAAACGTGCGCTTGATACCCTCGTAGCTACCGTAGCGGTCCTTGTACATGCCACCGATGGCGTTGGCTGTCTGGACAGCCCGCTGCGCAGCTTCAGGGTCGACTTCAAACCGGTCGATAAAGTTGACCACGCCTTGCGGCAGCGAGTTGCGCAACGCACCAGCACCAGCATCGAGGATGCCGGTGAGGGTTTGAAGCGGACTGGTCACGGCCTGCACGACACCGCCGACAAACTTGCCTGCACTCTCGGGCAGGTTCTTGACGGCCTCCACGGGCACCTCGGTCAGCGAGTAACCACGGCGTGGGCCGGGGATGCCACCAGAAGGTGCTGCGGGGGCGAACTGAGCAAACGGGTTGTCGGACTTTGCGGGCTGTGCTGCAAATTGTGCAAACGGGTTCTCTGCCATTTACTTCCCCTTGAGTACTCTTGCTGCCGACCCAGCGCCAAAGATGGCATCGAACTGCTCGGGAGTGCCTTGACCTGCTTGCAGCGCCTGAATCGCACCACTCGGGATTGTCATGACAGACGAGGTTTTGCGTGGCGGCACAACCACCGGATCGGTGGAAATACCGGTACCTTCGAGAGCAGCGGCGGGAATCTGCTGGACACGCTTGTTCCACGAATCTGCGCTTTTTTCGGCAGCAAGGCGGGACAGACGTGCCAGTTCGGTAAGTGACTTGGCATCGTAGCTGAGTTGACCGGCCTTGGCCTTTTCCAAGAAGTCTCGGTCGGCGTTGGTGAAGCCCTGACCTGCGCCAAGGTTCGACGATTTGATTGCACCCAGCGTTGTCTCGGCCAACGAGGAAACCAGCACCTCGGTGTTGCGAATCTTTTCCGAGTCGGTACCACCGGCCAAATTCAGTGCTTTGGCGATCTGCAAGCGGGCGTTGGCACCCGTACCGGTAATCACTTTACCTGTACTGATCAGGTCCATCACTCGGTCGGCAGTTGCCGCAGCTTGCGGTGCATTCTCAGCAGCACTTAGCTTGGCTGCATCTTGATCGGCAATCAGACCACCAAACCGCTCACCGTACTTTTTCTCGGTGCTGACGTTGACGTTGGTTGCACCAGACTTGGCGATGCGCGATTTTTGCGCCTCGACAGCAGCAGGCAGCGGAACATCGGCGTAGGTGCCCACGGTTGTAGGTGTACCACCGAGACCGGGAATCTGAATGACTTGACGCTGCCCGCTCTGGTCCACCACCTGTGTCGTGGGCTTGTTCATCTCCATGAACTTTTCGGTGCCCAGCTTGGACTCGTTGATCAATCGAGCAAGGCCACCGGGTGTCTGCATCAACTGCTGAATGCGCTGCATCGACTGATCCACCGTAATACCACGGGCTTCCAGTGCCTTGCCGATCACGGGATCGGCATGGTTGGCGCGATGCCACTGCATGTATGCCTCGGCAGCACCGGGCGAAGATGGGTCCAGCGTGTCGAGAAAGCTGCGCGACTGCTTCAGCTTGGAGTCCAGCAGTTCCACTTGCCCTTTTTGCTGCGCTGTTCTAGCAGTCTGCAATTCACTCAGACCCTTTTCAATACCGGGCAGCTTGGAGCCAAAGCCACCAGTCGAAAGCGACCCGCGCAGCTTGTTGACATCCACTTCACCGGTTTGCGGGTTGTATGCTTCAGCGTAAGCGCGGTTCAGCGCATTCGTTGATTCTTGCTCACGTTGCAGATTTTGCATTTGCAACTGAGCGAGTTGATTTTGTTGCTGCGCACCTTGGATCGCGGCCACACGGCCATACTGAGCCAGTGGGTCTTGCAGTTCGATACCTTTGACAGCCAGTGCGATGTTTGGATTGATGGGCATGATTTATCCTTGCACAGACGATGCGTCGATACCGGGGCCGTAGTTTGGGGTTTGCCACGAGTATCCACCGCCGCCACCAGAAGGAGCCAGTCGGTTCATCAACTGCTGACCCTGATAATAGTTCAAGCCGGTGTTCAAAGCACCCGTCAGCGCGTTGGCCTGACCCACGTAACCCGAGGCTCGTGCGGCTGCACCAGACTGCTGAATGTCGCCCACGTTCGATGCCATCTGCATCCCGGACTGACCGATCTGCTGTGCTGTGGTTTGACCCACACCGGCCAGCGATTGCAGTGGCTGGAGTCGGGCAGCGCGTTCAGTTTGGTACCGGTTGAATGCGTTCATGTACTCTTGCGATCCGAGGTCTTGCCCGAATCGCTGAATGCCTTTGAGTGTGGCACCGGACAACAGACCACCACGAGCAGCAGCGGATCGCTCCAGACCCTTCATGCCTTCGGACATGCGGAACGAATAACCGGGGTCAGCTTGGAACTGGTCCATGCCGAAGTTTTGGTAATCGGTCAGCGGAATCAGCTTGTTGAGAGCCTGCTCACCAGCTTTGCGCCACGGTTCGGACAGTTCAACCTGTCGCTCAAACATGCGCTCTTGACCAGCCGCTGCACGATCGGCAGCAGCGGCTTGAGTTCCTGCGGCCTTGTTAGCAGAAATACCCCCGATTACAGCACTGCCGACTACGGCACCAGCTACCCAAAATGTCATGGTGACACCTCAATTTGTTTGTTCTTGACCGTGTTGCCCAAAGCATACATCGAATCGGGTTCCACCTCAACCAACTCGGCCTCGGCTTCCTCGACCGTTGTCGCGTCGATGGCGTGAAACGTCATGCAAAGCGCGTCAGTGATTGCGTACACTGCCCGCTTTGTCCCGGGTTTACTTTGGAACAAGTGAGGCCCGGTGACCTCTTGCACATTACCCTCGCCGTCCGTGATCGCCACGGTTCCAGACACGATAAGGTACAGGTGCTCTTTTTTGTGGATTGCGCCAACTACCAACACACCAGCATGACGAAACACCTCGCGGCAGTACATGCCGCCGTGGAAATAGTGCTTTGTCTCAGGTTCGTACTGTGGCAGTTTTGACAGTTCCTGCTGGAGCGATTCTACCTTTTGCCGCATCATTTGAGGCGGCGCAACGGCAAACCCTTCTCCGTAAGTCACTGTCATGTTCACTGAGTCACCTCACGACCACTGACGCGCATGTTGATGGCGCTGGCGGTTCCTGCGATTGTACTGATGAAGTCGCCGGGGTTCAAAACCTGCCCCACGAGTTCGGGAAACGTGTAAACCTCAGACGGCTGAAGCGTCTTGGTCTTGGTGATCAGGTTGATGTTGCCAGCGGACCCGGCAGTCGTGACCAAGTTGACCGAGATCGTCGCAGCCGTGGCGCTGTAATTGGTCGCCGTGAACTTGTCGATGATTGCAGTCACGTTGTTCGCCGTGTACTGGGTGGTTTGAGTCGCCTCGACCGTTTTGGCCGGGATGATGTTCTTGACGATGACTGTCATTCGGGTTTCTCCTTATTCCAATTCCAACGAATTGTTGGAGTCGTATTGCGTCATTATCCAACTTGTGCCGTCAGACACCAAGGTGGCGTTGGCACCAGCAACTGCTTGCAGAATTGCCGTGGTAGCCGCACCACCAGCCAGCGGTACCACATTCGACGATGCTGACACGAGGGTCTGGGCTTGGTAGTTCTGGAAGTGCAACACCCGACCTGTGCTGGCGCTGGGGGTGGGCAGCGTCACAGTGCAGGTTGAGCCGGACTTGTTGTTGATCAGCCAGTTCTCACCAGCAGCAACGGTGAAGTTTGCAGTCTTTGTGACTGGGGCACCGCCTGCACCGGCAATCACGGAAGCTGCGGTTACGTTCTGCCAAATCGTGCCGTTGTACTGGAGCAAGTCACCATTGACAGGCGACACGATATTCACATCACCTTCAAAGTCACCCAGCTTGCCGCCAAATGCAGGACGAATAAACAGCGACCCGTTGACGGCAGCATGGACCACCGCTGCCACAACCACCTTTGGGTTGGGTGCCGTGGGTACAGTCTTTGTCAAACCACCGGCAACGGCTGGGTTCAGGTACAAAATCTGCCCATCGACCCAAGCCTCTGCACCACCTGTGGTATTGATGCCGCGCACCAGACCGAAGGAGGTCACGTAACCCCAGCCATTCGTGGCAATGTTCTCTGTTGCCACACCCATGACATACAACGCAGTGGATGCTGTCAAGCCGGTGGCTGGGGCACCCTTGAGCGCACCCGAGGCACCCACGGTGCCTGTGAACATGATGACCTGACCCTCGGTGATCGTGGAGTCAGCCTTGATGCGGTAATACTGCTCCTCGCCGATCTGCTGCGTGGTTACGCCACCAGCCATTACGAGGTTGAGTGTTTGGTTGCCGTCAGCCTCATCCCAGTACAGAGTACCCGGTGTGGTGGTGGGCATACCCGATGGTGTTGTGTCAAACGTCACCCACGGCAAGTTGGCCTGCTGAAGCTGACTCAGGGTGCCCAACTCGGGGCGCACCTGAAGCGCCAGCGCATTGACTTGCTTTTGCAACTCAGCAATCTGGGCCAGCAGTCCATCTTGCGAGGGGGTGACGCTGCCAGTAGCCTTGTCGATGATGGCGCTGATCTCGTCAACCGTCAGAATCGGTGGACCTTTTTGCACATCGTCAAGGGAAATACTGCTGCCGCCCTGTGATTGACTCAACGACAGCAGAAACAAATACCACGGCGTTGAGACAAAACCTGTCTCCGGGTTTAGGAACGGAACCCGTGGCTGCGTGATTGGGACGATGGTTGGATTAGGCATTCGTCGGACTCAGCAGCAGTTCAGCACCCATGATAGCGATCTTCACGGGGTCGGTACCCGACACCTCGTAGACGCGATCACGCAGCTTCAGGGTCATGCCCAGTCTGCGCCAGATGGCACGGCGGTAGTATTCGCCGATCTTGCCGATACTGACACAATGCTCGTTGGACCATGTGTGCCCACCATCGTCTGACCAGCGCAGCATGACCTGTGGGTCGCTGCCTTGCCCGAGGTTCAGACCAGTGCCCGACTCGCAGTCAAGCTGGAGGCTGTGGTGCGCGGTGCGCTTCAAGTTGTTCTGGCCGGTGGGTAGTGCTCTCCACGAGCGTAGCCACTTCTGGATGCTGCCGTTGTCCGAGTAGTCGTCCAGATCGAACGAGTAGACGTTGGCGTTTTGATAATCACCCACCATCACCATGTCGTTGAAAAACGATTGGCAGTTGCTGCGGTGACGGGTGAAGTCGCCGTTGGTGAACCCAGCGCGTTCATGCCATGCCTGCGTTGCCACATCGTAGACCCATGTGGTGTCTGCGGTGGGGAAGATCAGCACGTAGAAGCTGTGACCGTCTTGCTGGTACGTGTAGCCGATGGCGTCCGACAAGTTGCCGTACTGCTGGATGTGCCACTCGACTGCGTGAGTTGAGATGCGCTGACCAGCGTAGCCGTTGGCCCGGTAGACCATGCCCTGACCACGGGCGTCTTTACCCAGCCAGAACAGACCGTTGTCCATCTTGGCAAGAGAATAGGCAGCAGCGCAGCCCAACTCGTTAAACGCGCCGGGGATGCGAGAGAACGGGAAGTCAGCGTTGCCGCTGTTGTACCAGACCTCGATGGAGTTGGTGCCATATACCCACAGTTGCCCGTGGTCCACGATGATGCCGACCACGCCGTCAGGAGAACCTTCGGCGCTGGCAAAGTCGAGTGGGTCAACGCTGGTGCCTTCCAGCAAACCAGTGACCCAGATTTTCTGGCTGTTTGGTTCGTTGAACACAAAGTAGCCGTCCAAGTAGCCCACGGTCACAGCGCCGGGAAAATCCGGGTCGGTGATCTGCTGGAACACGTTGGTCAGCGAGTTGTAAATGTACGAGGGACCGTTGCAGGCCACGAACAACTGAGTGCCGTTGTCGGCCATGCTGACAGGCCCAGTGCCCGTCACGCTGCCGATTAGGGTTACTGCGTATGCAGGGGTCACCTTGTACAGCTGACTGCCGCTGACCGCGTACAGGTTGCCAGCCAGCACCCACAGCCCACGAACGGGACCAGTGCCCACGGCAACCTCCAGCTTGAGGCCGGGAGCGCGGTTCAGGAACGCAGGTTCTTTGCCCGCCTCGGGGACGATCTCGGGGAACAGGTTGACCATGCGGGCATCCGCAGCGTTGACACTGCGGGCCACGTAGGATGATCCGAGGATGGGCGTCTTCATTAGAAGTTCCCTGCGTAGATGTTGAACCGCTGACGATTCGCCACCACAGCGTAGGGCAGGCTCATTACGTCATACGGGTTGTTGATGCGCTTCAGGTTGCGCTTGCTGGTCATGGCGATGCGCTGCACCTGTGGGCTTGGCTCCACGCCAAACTCGGGTGCGATCTCCATTGCCAAGTTGTATGCAAAGGCCCGCATGTAGCCGGGTGGAAAATGCAATTCGGTACTGAGCAGCGCAGGCTGCGTCAACTCTTGCACCGAGATGAAGTGCCACTCCAAGTCCTGTGTGGGTCGAGGGTACACGTACATCTCCACATCGGGGAAGGTGTTGTTGACAAAGATGACCTGTGGGAAGGTCGATGTCGATGTCTTGACAGCAATGCCGTTGTACTGGTCTTGGTTGATGAACTTGATGCCATATGACACGCCGCTTGGGGCTTTGTAGTAGGTGCCGTCATCGAGCTGGATGGGGCGGTTGCCAACAAAGTCACCAGACGGGCCGAGGGTGCGCTTGATCTCACCAGAGGGCCACGAGAAGATTTGGTCTTGGGTGCAGAACACGGACAGTCGTTCCGTGTTCCACGAGTCAATCATTTGGTTAAGCGCAACCAAAGCGTCTTGACTTGTTGCCGCTGACGCCGTTTCACCTTCGGCAAGAATGCCAAGCAGACGCAGTGCTCGGTTAATCTGTTCGCCAGCGGTATATGCCATTTCAGTTTCCTTCGGATTCGTCGCTTGCCGAAGTCAAAAAGGATGGGACTTCGTTGGGCTGTTCGACAGGTTGTTCGGTCACTTTGCGAGTCATCTTGTTGCGCACAGACTTTTCCGCTTTTGGTGCCACCTCGACGGGCGTAGCAGGATTGTACTGTGTCCAGCCGTTCTTTTCATCATTGGTGATCTCGACATCATTGATGGCGACTTTGGCACCGTGAAGGGGGTGTACAAGGGTGACGTTCATTTTATTCTCCATGTGAAAACGGGGCCGAAGCCCCGTTTTACCACTTGCTCGAAAATTAAGCAATACGGTATGCAGTCCAAGCACCATCGCCGGTCTTACGGGCGCGGAATTGGGCCGATGTGGCTTCTGCCACAACAGCGTTGCCTACGATTGTCCAGCCAGTGCCGACAACCAAGGTCACGTCATCGGTCGTAGCGTCTGCGTTGATGACGATGAAGTCAAATGCAGCGTTGACTTTTTGTGCGCTGGACACTTGGGCTTCCAGATCAGCCACGGTGGGCAGAGTCAAGTTACCGGCAGTGCCGTTGAACACAAACAGACCGCTTGCGATTTGAGCAGCAGTTGCGGTTGCACCTGCTGTCAATGCTGTGGGTGCAGCTTGAACGAAAAGAGTTGCTTCGCCGATGTTGCCATCGCCAACTTGATAACCGCCTGCGCCGTTAGGGATTGCCATGATAATTTCCTTTCAGAGATTGATTTTGAAAACAGGGGCCGAAGCCCCCGCCTTGGATTAGCCCCAGATGCGGCAACCCATTTGTGGACGAATCGTGTTGTAGCCATACAGCACGTCAACACGGCAAGGCATACGGTCGTTGTTGATGTCGTACTGACGAACAACGCGCAGGCTGATACCGTTGTGAACGGCACGGCTAGCCATGTCAACGCCTTGAGGCAGCAACAAGTCAGCAGTGGCGAACGCGATGGCGTCACGGTGGTACACCATGTTCTGTGGGTAGCTGGTGGAAGCAGCGCCAGTGAACACGACAGCCTTGCCGGAAGCAGGCAGGGTCACCATAGTGCACAGGGCGTTGCCAGCCGAGTACATAGGAGCCACGGTCACAGTAGCAGTGGTGGTGCTTGTCGAAGACGACAGGGCCACGAACTGGAACAGCGAACCGGTGGACTCGCGAGTCTGTGGGTTGGCAGCGTAGCAGTCAGCGATAGTGAACACGTCACCCACGTTGATGATTTCGCCGGAACCGACAGTCAGAGTCAGAGTGGTTGCGCCTTCGGAGGTCACAGCAGCGCCGGTTGTGTTGCCAGTGGCAGCACGGGTACCGCAGGTGTGAACCTTGATCGACTGGCTCATGTTGACTTCTTCGTAGCCCAACACTTGCTCACCCATCATGCCGTTTTTGAACTGGCGAGAGATGACATCTGTGGGGTTGAAGAAACCAGCCAAACCGTTGACCAATGCAGCGTTAGCGGCAGGGTTCACGGTAGCGTAGCGAGGCGACATGGTGGCGGCGTTCTCGTTCAGCTTCTGCTGGGCTTGCAACAGCACCAAAGCAGTCGATGGGGCAGAGCCGGGAGTACCGACACTGTTACCGATCAGCTTGTATGCGTTCGCAACGTCAGCGTCCACGGTAGAGGCCAACTGGCTGATACGTGGCTTCAAGACACGCTCTGCGAAGTCGTCCAACTGCATGGTCAATTCAGCGGATGTGAAGTTGATGCCGATGTGCTTCTGGCTGGAGACAGTCAGAGTGGTGAACTGTTCGTTGTCGTCCTGAACTTGCAGGGCGGCACCGTCAGTGACCAGAGCGCGGTCGGGCAAACGGATACGCAGTGTAGAACCGATCTTGGCACCGTTGACAGCAAAGCTGTCGTCGTACTGGCGGTTCACGTTGCGGGTGATCACCAAGTTGTTCTCGAGAATTTCGAGAGACTTGCGGGTGATCATGTCAATGGTTAAGAGCGAGTTACTCATGATGATTTCCTAAATTAGCGGTTGCGAAGTGCCCGTGCCTTGTCAAGTTGTCGTTGACGCTCGGCAGCAATCCAGTCCGATGTGCTCATGGTCTTGACAGACCGAGGATCGGTGGTGTCAGTGACACCGGGGTTTGTTGCTCGTGCAGTCACCGGACGAATCGGGTCAGGTGCGGACGAAGTTTTCTTTTGGAAAGGTTCGGCAGTTATCTTAGCCTCAATCTTTCCGATTTCTCGCGCTTGCAACAGTGGCGACAAGCGAGATATGCGATCAGCTTCTTTGGGGTTGCTGCCCAGCCAGTAGGCCAGATCAGGTCCAATGTCGGAGCTTTTGATTGTCTCGGCCATCACATCAGTGACTCGGAGATTCGGGTTGTAGGCGACTTGTTCAAAGTCGTCATACTTGTTCCGAACTTCTTCTTCACGTTCTGCGTAGCTGTCCTCAATCGCTGCTTTTTGCTTCTGGAGTTCACGCTGGTGGAGCATCTCCTCGGCCCGCTTGACCGCCAGTGCTTCCGCATAGGCTTCAGGGGACTCAAATTGATCCACAGGCGGGAGTTCCTTGGGCACCGACTGCCGCACTTGCATCTCTGCTTGTTTGGCTTGCTGCTCACGTTCCCATTTGCGCTGTTCTCTTGCGAGGCGCTTGCCGATCATCGAATCGAGTTCAGCTTGAGAGAATCGCTTCTCCTCGGGTGTCTCGTTGCTTTGATCAGCGACTTCCGGCAGATTTTGTGCATTGTCCGAGGTGGCCGTCACTTCGGGTGCTGGCGCGGAGTCTACTTCCGCTAGGTTTTGGACTTCATCAGTCATTTGTAACTCTTGTGAGTTCCCGGTCTACTGGGCCGGTACAGTTCTCAGATTATGCGCTAAGAAGGCGCTTGTCAAGATCAGACCGTATACCAGCCTTCAAAAATGAGTTGACTGGACGCAGACACCTCACCAATAGTTAAATTTGCGGTGCCAGCGGTTGTGGAAAATTTTTGCAAATCAACGTGGCTGAAACTTGCGCCAACAAACCCGGTTAACGCATTAGCTGCCACAATTGACATTCCAGAGGCAAGACCCACAGTCATAGCAGATTGAGAATTTGCAATGTTGCTGGACGCAAACGGCAGGCCACCAATTCGTGCAGTATTCCCTGTCGTCAGTGTGCCCAACGACGACATTTGAATATTGCCTTTGTAGAACACTTTGTTGCCAACACGGCTGTAAGTACCGTATTGAATGGTGTATGTCTGCCCTTCAGACGGGCTGAGAGAGTCATCAAACAGAACGGGCGTCCAGCTTTGCTCAATATCCACGGCTACGTTTGAACCAGCGACGATGGTTGGTGTACCAGACTCATATTGGTTGTTTGTGGCATTGATGAAACCACCCGGGGCATCGGTTTCAAAGTCATCACCGGATCGTAAACGGCAAGAATCTATGTTCACAATTCCAGACGTGGCGTAGATTTTTGAGCCGGTCGCGCTGAAATAACAACCCGTGGCCGAAACAGTGGCCTTGAAAGCGTCTGCGCCGTTGCCGTAAACACCAATGCAATTAATTGTGCAGACTTCAAAGTCTGTACCGTTAACTGCAATCGGCCCGTTGCCACGATCCACGTACAAGCCGTAGGCAAGTTTTTCAATAAACCCGCCAGAAATTGAAACACCGTTTACGTTGGCGACAGGTTGAATCAGGATACCGGAAACACCTGTTTTATCCTTACCCCAAATGCGTGGGGATGTGATGGCAATTCCGTTGCAACCTTGACCAAGTGAAATAGCATTTTCTGAAAAATTCTCAACAACCACATTGTCGAGATGCAACCCCCAGCAATAAGGACCAATGTTTACAGCACTGTTGCCCGCAATGGTGTTGATGACCTGACACGCGATGTAACTGTACGGCATACGCTCCATGTACAGCCCCATGCTGACCACATCATCACAATCAAGTGTCAAGCCTTGTCCGACAAATGCGTGTTCACGTTGAGCGCCGCTAATGTCGTTGTAATTGCCAAGAAGAAACAACAGCAAGCAGTCAAGAACTACTGTGCCACCGCCGCCCGTGTTGGTTCGAGTTGCGCCTGTAAAAGTGGCAGCAGATTTGATTGTTGCGTTATCACCATCAAGTCGATAGTTGGCAGGCAGCAAAAGAGGGCTGCTGATTTTGTAAATACCTGTCGGAAACCACACCAAAGAGTAGCCAACACCTGACACAAGACTGGCATCAATGGCAGCTTGAATTGCAGCAGTGTCATCCGTCGATCCATCGCCTGTTGCACCGTAGTCAAGGACGTTGATCACAGTGTTGTTGATTAACGAAAAAGATGCTTTTGTAAGCGCCATGAGTGACTCCAATTACACGCAATAAGTTGCGGTGAAAATGATGTTGTTTTGACCAGCCGATGCACCAGAGACAAGATTTGTCTCATTTAACGCAGCCGTTGCACCATTTGCAAGTGCGCGATATTGAAGCACAATTGTTGTTGCACCAGATTCAACATACCCAGTTGACGGGAAATTAACGTTCCAGTTTGCGGCGTACCCGATATTGACAACACCGTGCGCGGCAGATGTAAACGGCAATCCGCTAATCCGCAGCGTTCCAGACGCACCAGTTGCATTCACATTGCTTGTTGCAATGTTTGCCACAATCGTCACCACACGACCAACTCGCGTATATGTTGCCGATGTAATCGACATCGTGTATGGGGTTGTTGGCGGCGTAGTGTTTGTGTATTGCGGCGTCCAAGTCCCTTCCTCGTACCAGTTCAGCAACTCGCTGGTCATGCCGGGCGCGTTGGAGTTGGCGGCGAAGTTGACACCCTTGCCTGCGGCAGGCGAAAGAATTTGGTCGATGGTGGCTTTTTTAGTTGCACCGCCTTGAACAACGGGCACTACCTCAGTACCTGCCAATGCGGTTGCTGCGGAAAGCTGGGATATTTTTTGATCAGCCATAATTTACCCTGTTAGTTGTAAAGCACTTCAATTGAGGACGTAATCGGAGGCGCTTCAGAAAAAAGCAATGTCGTTCCAGAAATGGAGTAGGTGTTTCGCTGCTGATATACACCATTGATGTAAATCATTGTTGAGTTTTCACTAAATGGCGCAGCGGACAAGGTAAACGTAACCGTAACCCCATCACCTGTAAAATTTTGAGAAACTGATACTGCGGCACCCACACCGGAAACATTGTCCCAAGTGCCCAGAGTTACATCCGTGCTGGTCTTAAGCACAAACTTATATGGCGCAAATTGAAGCCATACCTCGCTGCTTCCCGGTACTCGACCCGCAGCATCCAGAACAATTGGGTTGGTGTGCGCCACGTTACCCGCAGACGATGTGTACGTGACCTGCGGCGTGGTCGTACCAGCGGCATAGGTGTATAGCTTGCCCCCAGTCAGTGGGTTGCCGTTGTTGTCAAAGAACTGGGCACCAGCGCCGCCCACGGGAGAAAGAAAAACAGACATCGCGGGTTACTCCAAAAGAATCAAGCCGCCGTCCTCTTGCACGAGGTTTGCGCCGGACTCAGTAAGAAGGTTGCTTTGGGCTTGTTCGCTATTGCGACCCCCAAAAAGCGAAATAATGCCACCCAGCCCGATACCGATGGCGTTGCGGGCAGCAAGGAAACTCATTTGGTGTTCATCGGTTTGCAGTACACCGTGCCACCAGAGGAAATCTGGATGGCGCTCACTCGCCACAGGCCAGATGTGCCGGTGGGGACTTTGAACGGGATCGGTGTGAAGGCAGGGATCGGTGTGCTGGCAGTTGTTGCCACGGCACCCTCACCCACCTGAACGTAGCAGGGTTCTGTGGACCAGACCATGACGCCTTCGGGGCCAGCGGGCCAGCCAGATGTGTTGGCTGCGGTGCCTGTGAAAGCGGCAGTCTGAGCCGGAAAGTTGGCTTGGGCGAGAGGGTTCAAGAGTTCCATGATGGCTCCTTATGCGAGGAATTTTAACTTGTACAGGGTGGACAGGTAAAGCCCGACGATTTCATCAATGATATTCTGGATTGCGGTGTCGGTTTTGTCGCAGACCTTGTACCGGTTGTCCTCGATCTCAGACAGCGATTGTTCCAGAAACTCGATGATGTTGCCGTTTTTTGTGGCACTCATTAGGCTGATCGGCCCAATTAGACCATGACGGCCTTGGTACGCCTCGGCAAACTTGTCGGCCAACTCGATCACTTCGTCGTAGAACGAGTTCAGCGCCATGTGTTTGGAAAAGCTGCGGGTGTTCAGGTGCACCGAGTGGGCCACATCTCGGGCCAAGAACAAAATACCAACAAAATCAGCGGATTTCATTCATCTCTCCTTGGGGTGCCATCATCTCAGGCTGCATTTGTGGTTCTTCCATCTCGGGCATTTCGCGCTGTTGGTTCATGATCATGTTGTCGTTGCTCTCCAGCGCAGCAGCCACGACACCCATAGCGATGTCTTGAATCTGCTGCTCACTCATGCCAGCCTGCACGGCGCTGATACGCTGTGTCTCGGCCTGATATGCCTTGATGTCAGCCTCAAACTGCTTGATCTCCAGATCACGGGCTTCCATGCTCTTGTTGACGTTTTGGAGCATGTTGAACATGTTCTCCATTTCAGCGGCCATCGCCTCCATCTGCTGGTTGGCAGCGGCCAAGGCTGGATCGTCTTCGTCGGCCAGCACTTTGGGGTCGATGGTCTTCTTGAACCGCTTGGCGAGGTCTTGGGCACCGGGCCAGTCCATGTTCTTGACGAACAGGTCACCAGCAACTTGCCACAACTGTGGGTTGCCTTGCAGCAACTGGGCCATGCTCTCCAAGGCTTCCTGACGCTTGGTAGCGTAGCCGGGGCCGGTGATCACGCGCACATCGTACTTGCCGACAGCGGGGTTGTAGATTTTCTCGATCAGCACACCCTCTTGGTCCACGATCCGCTTGACGGGTTCCTCTTGCATCGGGTTCATTTTGACGGTCGATGGCTCACCATCTTCGCCAATGATGCGAGCAATGCGCTCGGTGTCGTAAATCTTGGGGATCAGGTCCACGAGTTGACGGCCAATGTGACGAATCGCACGGGCCAAGTTGTCAACGTAGTGGTAGGTGCCGATGTCGCCTTCGCGCTGGCGGGCCAAGATGGCTTTGCCGGAACGCTCGTTGCTGGTCATGCCCAGCGATGCGTTGTACTGACCGGTGGCCGACTTGATGTCCTCGGCAGCGCCTGCCTTGGCTTGCAGGAGGCCGCTGGAGGCCATCGGAGGCTGTGCCCGCTGGGGTAGTGGCAACACAGCGCCTTGACCGTCTGTAACGTCAGGATTGACCTCCAGATAGGGCCAGTTGTTCGTGTTGGCAGTCTTCCACTGCTGCTCGTAGCCTTCAAACTGCCCGCCGTACCCGATGAACGGGGCTTTGGGGGCCAGCGCCAGCATCTCAGCTTCCTGCGATACCCAGTAGTTGTACATGCGCTGGGCATCCTTGGCGTTGCGCACCAAGCCCGACACGTACATCTGGCCGTCCACCTCGAACTCGTTGCCGACCACGCGCACCACAGGAATGTAGGCACCAGCCCACTCGCGTTCTTCGAGGATGTCGTAACCGTTGATCTTGCACCACTTGACCTTTTTGCGGTCAGCTTCGCGGCTGCGGATCGGCTTGCCAAACATCATGCGCAGGGTCTTGTCCTCGGGCGTACCGCTGAACGCAGTCTGGTTGCCGGGGTACAGATTGAGCGTTTGCTTCTCGTACTCGATGTAGAAGTACTCGGCGATGCGGATGGTGTTCTCACCAATCCACTGGGCGATGGACTGATCGCCCACGCCAAGGCTCATGAGGGTGCTGATTGGTGCTGCATCGGGATACATACGCTCGTATTCAGCTTTGGGCAGGTCTTCCGTCACAAAGCACCACTTGGCGTCTGCGCCCGTGGGGTCTTGGATCAGGGGGTCCATGTAGACGCTGAAGCTGTTGCGGATGCGCCCGATCTTGATGTCCTGATCGAACGTGTCTTCGTCGCAGTACTCGGTCAGCAGTCGGATGTAGCCTTCGCCGTAGGACACTTGGTTCTCGCAGGCGGTGTCGTAGGCCACGTCAGCATCGGAGATGTACTCGATGTGGCGAATCACGCCGTTGAACACCTCGGCCACGTCCACGTCAGCCTCGTCGTCAGCCGGGATCACTTTGATGCCGGGACGGTTCATGCGCTGCTCGTTTGTCACTTGATGAACGTGCTGCGGCAGCTTGTTGATGGTCAGGCAGGGGCGGGCGTTGATGGTTTGACCCTGCACGGCACCACGAGTCTGGAGCACGTCAGCAGGCCACTGCCACTGGTTGTCTGGGGAGCCTGCGTAAAACCGCAGGTCATCGAGTTCGTCTTCCCGAGTTTGGGAAAACGCCGTCATGGCCGTGTTCATGCGTGAACGGGCAACGGTCAAAATTTCCTCGGAACCGCCTTTTGACGGGTACGGTCCGTTTTTTGCCACATTGGCTGCGGCTACGATTCCGGTGGTGTCTTTCATTGAAATCGATTCCCTTTGCTCATGTTTTCAACGGCAGGTATCACTTGCAGGTTCCAAGGAACGTGCAAACCTGACACCGATTTTCCCCGCAAAGGGACAATATGGTCAACATGATAGTCCAAGCCAGCGGAACGGAGTGCCGCACAGTATGCGTAAACCGTGTCGAATTCTAGTCGATCTGCGGAAGTAAGCCAATTTGGCATCCGCAAGTCTTTGGCGGCGCGGCGGCGCGTTGCCGATTCAGCCACCTTGCTCAGATTGGAGCGTTTCCAGTTTTTGGTCGATTGTCGGACCTTTTCGGGGTTGCTTTCCGACCATTTTGTGCGAATAGCTGAAACCTTGTCTGGGTTTTTCTGCCGCCATTTGTTGACGTGCTTCAAGTGATCCGCTGAGTGATCAGCGTACCATTTTTTAAAAGCATTGTCGGCGCAGACACAACAGCCGTAATTCGTAACCTGTCGTTCGGCAACATGTCCATGCTTGCAAGGCGTGTTTGTGAAATAGCGCGGCAAACCCTGCGCCATTGCTTCAGACCGGCTGATTACTTTCATGCGTCAAATACACCAAGCGTGTGCGATTCCCTCATGACAAGCAGGTTATCGCCTTCCCACTTCAAATCCTGACCGATGGAATCACCAAATAGCACCTTGTCGCCGACTTTCACGTCTTTGGCGTCTGGGCCAGCGGAGATTACCACACCTGTGCCCGTTTGTTTTTGCTTCAGAAGGATGAAAAGCTCGTGTTTCTCCATGTCTGGGCGCACGATCAGGCAGTCTTGCAGGGCTTGGAGGCTCATTTTTCGGGGTCCATTGGAAGTTTAGTTGCAGTTACGATGCGCAGGCCAAGATGCTCAGTGGCCCTTTGCCAGCAGCAGGTGTAAACCCGGCAACCAGCAAAAAGAGCCTGCACGGTCGCCAGTGGCACGGGTTGACCGGCTTCGGAAGCCAGTGCAACGACTTGCTCGGGGTGGCCGGTGCTGTCAGTCGGGCGCGGGCCGGTGCGGTCTTCTTCCGGCGTTGCGTCCCAAATCTCTGCATCGTGCAGTGGCAGCAGATCAGCGAACGCGCCCCAGATTGACCCCGCGCTGATGTAGTGTGTGGGTGGTCTGCCGCTGTCGGGTGACAGCTCTGTTACCCACATGCCCGTGCCTGATTCACCAGGAGCGGCAGCGACTGCAAGCGCCCGGGCCAGGGGCACAAAAGCTGCGGGCACGATCATGACGCGGTGTTGCCAGTCGTTCATACAACCCCCTGAATGCCAAATTGCTTGGCGAGTGCTTTGCGGATTTTGGTGCGGATGGCGTCGGGCTGGGCGGGGCAGATGAGCAGCGCGAAATGACGCCCCCGAAATCCATAATCACTCCCGCTACTTGCGTAGGTGCCGATTTTTACACCCTGCCAAGCCGACAAATTGAGATTTGTCGCCTGCACGATGGAAATCCCTGCCCCAGCCACCGCTGAATACAAAGCCCCACGCGAAGGGTTCGCAACATTCCCAGCCAGCTGACCATTGACGCTGAATGAAGCATTTGCGGTGGCTGCCCCATCTTGGCGCTGCGTGGAGCCTGACACGCCTGCATCCAGCGTTGCAAAATACCGCACACCAGCAGACGTGGGGTCATCAACGAGCACCGCCGTGGTTTCGCCCTCAGCAAGCGAGCAAACAACCCATGCGTCCATCGCGGAGCCAAATGTGCCCGCCGCGAAATTCGTGGCCAAGCTGTCATCAAGACCATCGAGGTTGAGGGCAAGACCCGAAGCATCCACTAAGGTTGGCCGCGCCGTGCTTGTTGACTGCGTGGCATTGTTTCCTCTACCAGACAAGTCAACTACTCGCCCAACCGGTTGTCCAACAGCACTGACCGCAGTTGTACCCGCAGCATCTTGAAACAGTGTGGATGTAGCGCCAACAACACCGAACAAAAACTGCCGATCGGATTCAGGCATCCACCAAAGACCCTGCTGACCATTACTGAAAAGCTCGGATAGTTGAAACAAGTTGCCGGGCGACACACCCATTGTCAAAACCGAAGAAATTGAAACAGATATGCCGTTGCGTGTAGACAAGAAACTCACTTACGCCCCCATCCATGAAGTAAAAGTAGCGCCGTTTTGAGCGTTGCGCCGGGTCATTGTTCGATCATTGTACTCCCGATGTGCCACGGGAAACGCAAAAGTTACGGCAATCGCATCGGCTGCGTCAGGTGAGGCCAGTCCACGGGCTTTCATTTCCTTCTTGCCTTCCAAAAAGATGGTGCCTGCCGAGTTGGGCTTCTTCATCGGGCCGACCAGATCGCTCTTGAGCAGCCTGTCTTGCGGGATGCTGGCGGTCTTGAGCCAGTCGCGCATCGCACCCCAAATCTCAGCCCGCTTGTTGCCCCACATGGTGGGGTTCTTGGCTTTCCAGCCGAAGTTGACCCCGCGCACTTTGTACTTCTGCTCGGTCAATCTGTCAAGGATGCCGTAGCCCAGACCACCCTCGTCGATCACGGTCAGGGCAGGGCGGTACT